TCAACTGGAAGATTGATGATGATGATGTAATTATTACTGAAAGTGATGAATGAAATTGAATTTGTAAAACATCAGGTTTTTCGAGAAACTACCGATGTAATTTTTTATGATATCTCTGTAAAGAACAATAATGCGACGGATCTAGTTGAACATGCAGGCCCTGCAGTAAGTCCACCTGATGAGTATGATGGAATCAAACAGTTTTATATCCACTATCATCAGGTTGACCATAACAGAGTTATTTCTGGAGATCGCACATTTGAGTTAGTGAATCCAAAGTGGTCAGACCCGTATCATATCGTGCACTTAAATCGAGATTGCGGAGCCCTTGTCATTCCAAAAGGCACATACCATCGCTCCATCTCCGGAGTTAATGGATCGATTGTTATTAATCAAGCAGTTCGTGACGAAGATTTTGATCATACCACTGAGTTTATTCCAGTAACTGCTCGACAGAATACAGTATTGTATAGTATAATTAACACAGTTAAACCAATTATTCATTACAAGTACTTCGGAAAAACCCATGTGTAATACCTATCACATCTACTTAAACGATAAATGTCTGTTTAAGAATTTGAATCAAGAAGAGTTTGATGTTGTATGGAATAAAATATATAAGTCTTACTGGACAGAGGACTTAACTTACTCTTGTTGTGAAGGAGATAAGGTAGAACAGATGGAATCCAGTTATTAAACTGTCACATTTGATATAGATATTATATCTGGGTGGATTATAATAGGTGTAACGAAAACAAATTACATCATGACAAACAAAACATTCGCACCTTTTGAACTCAAAATGACAGAACAGCAAGCATTTGACGGATTAAAAAGTACATATGGTAATGAACTTACTGCTGCTGACGTTCGTGCTTTTGCTGCAATGAACAACATTGGATACGCAACTGTAACTAAAAAAATCAAAAAGTTCAGAGTTAGTCCAGGCAAGTGGAATCTCACAGTAACTAAAAAGTCTGTAGAGAATATTGAGAAATCTTTTCAATCTCCATCTGCAATGCCAGCTGCTGAGAAGAACTTAGTTCCTCAGAAAGATGCCACCTTTGTGAAGTTTGGTTCTTTCCAAGATGTTAAAAAAATTATTGCATCTAAATTATTCTATCCCACTTTTGTAACTGGTCTATCTGGTAACGGTAAGACATTTGGTATTGAGCAAGCATGTGCTCAATTGGGTAGAGAAATTATCCGTGTAAACATTACTATCGAAACAGATGAAGATGATCTTATTGGCGGTTTCCGTCTTGTTAATGGTGAGACCGTATGGCACAATGGCCCAGTCATCGAAGCACTTGAGCGAGGAGCAATCTTGTTACTTGACGAAATCGACCTTGCCTCTAACAAAATCCTCTGCCTTCAGAGCATCCTTGAAGGAAATGGTGTTTTCCTTAAAAAGATTGGCAGATTTGTTAGACCCGCCAGAGGATTCAACATATTCGCAACCGCAAATACTAAGGGTAAAGGTTCAGACGACGGAAGATTTATTGGAACTAACGTGCTCAACGAAGCCTTCCTTGAAAGATTCCCAGTTACCTTCGAGCAATCCTATCCCTCAGTAAAAACAGAGGAGAAGATCTTAAATCTCTTATGTGATGACAAAGAGTTTTGTAAGAGACTTGTTGATTGGGGTGACATTATCCGTAAGACATTCTATGATGGTGGTGTAGAAGAAATCATCAGTACACGCCGTCTAGTCCACATTGTAAAAGCATATTCAATCTGGAAGAACAAAGAGAAAGCAATTGAAGTATGTGTCAATCGTTTTGATGATGAAACTAAACAGGCATTCCTTGATCTATATGATAAGGTAGATGCTGATGTAAACTTTGGAGGAGAGACACCTGATGAACCTATGGAAGAACTACAAGTCCCTTCTGTATAAAACATTTCCAGACTTAAAGCTTGAGTCCGAGTGGGCTACATGGGAAGGTAAAGGTACTAACTTAACTGCTAGAACCTATACCAACCCATACTTTATTAAGTCTAGAGAAGTAGATATATGGAGTGATAAATCATGTATCTACAATACGATAATCTATCCTAAGACAGGCAGTAATCTACCTTGCTTTGGTATGGATTTGATGGGATTTTTTGAAAAGAAAGTTATTATTGTATTTGACTTTCAACACCCAAAAGAAAAGTTTTTATTCTCTGTGCCTGGATTACCCAAGGCAGAACAAGATTATAGATTTTTTGAAATGGGTAATCACTTCTCTGAGAATATCTTTGTTAGATATTGTACCTTTGCTGATGTTGATGAACATTTAGATATGTTTGAACAATACTTGACAAAGTACAAAGACATGGTAGAATTAGAGAAACCGTCTGGAACTGATACCAGCGAATACAAAGACTTTGATGCTTACATGACCAAACTAGACCCAGTAGGAGGATATCTTGCAGGGAAGTTTGGTAAAGAACAAGCAGATAGTTTAGTCCACGATTTCTTATTTACTTATGGTTAACGCATGGAGTCTCGCTGGTTCAATTATGAATGGAACATTTGAAGAAGACTATCCTCTTATGGACAAAAAATTATACATCTATGAGTCACCTGATGGTGGCAAAACTGTCACTCGAAGAGAACCCTTTAGTGACAAAAGAGAAGTAATTCAAGGAGACTACTTCGAGGAAATAACTTGGAGTGAAGTTGAAGATAAAAGGGATAAAGACCTTGATTGGATTGCGAAGAGTGGAGGATTTGAGTGGACGCCAGGTTCACCATGGCCACCAGAGGTTCCTGATGAGGAAGCATGTAATGGTGACGATTATACCGAAGCCTTTGACTACATGATGGGTCAGGAGCCATTAGGTTATGGAAACACTGCTGAAATATCGGAAGATATAGAACACTCAGAGTATTGGTATGATTACACTCGTAATGATCCCGACAGACCAAATCCTTTTGGTGTTGATTATCTCGCTGATGTAGATGATCAAAGAGCTCATCACTTTGGAAACAACACAGTTCCTCCATACATAACCAAAACATTTAAGTATGAGGAAGATGCAATTCTTAAACAAGCTGAGGATTATATCGCCAAAACGTACGAATTGCACTATACTAGTGATAAGGGTAACTATCAAACCCTAGATCTTATAGAAAGTATTGGAGATGCGGAAGCATTTTGCCGATCCAATGCGATCAAATATCTTTCAAGATTCGGCAAAAAAGATGGTAAGAATAAAAAAGATATTCTAAAAGCCATTCACTATTGTACACTCCTACATCATTTCTCTTTTAATGACGACAGCAACTAAACTACCGATGAAACTTTCAGATAGAACTATCAACCTACTTAAGAACTTTGCTTCTATCAATCAATCAATATTATTCAAGCAAGGTAAACAACTTCGCACCATAAGTGTGATGAAAAACATTCTTGCAGAAGCTAATATAGATGAAGATTTTCCACAAGAGTTTGGAGTCTATGACTTATCTCAGTTTCTAAATTCTCTAGGATTATTTCAAGAACCCGAACTTAATTTTACAGGACAGAGTTTTGTAAATATCAAAGAAGGAAAACAAAGATCTAAGTATTTCTTTGCTGACCCAAGTGTCATAGTTTCACCACCTGAGAAATCAATCACACTGCCTTCTGTAGATGTAGAGTTCACACTCAGAAGTTCTCAACTTGATCGTTTACTTAAAGCTGCTGGAGTCTATCATCTAACAGACCTATCTGTAGTTGGCGATGGTAAAGAAATCAAAATGGTTGTATTAGATCGTAAGAATGATACTTCTAATGACTTCTCTATTATTGTTGGTGAAACTGACAAGAAATTCTCTATGAATTTTAAGGTAGAGAACATCAAGATTGTGCCTGGCACATATGAAGTTAAGATCTCTCGTAAACTTTTGTCACAATTTAAGTCATCTGAATACGACTTGACTTACTATATAGCCCTAGAACCTGATATTACATGGGAGGACTAATTTTGTTTTTTGCATCAAATCCATCTGTCTACACTTTACCTGGCACATGGGAACCACAACCAGAAGTGTTGTTTGATCCTACATTTCTCCTAGCATCAGCCGCATTTGTATTTGTTACCGCAGCAGTTATATCCACAGTAGCTATTAAACGCAAACGGAAACTTAATTAATGAATGAAAGAATTTGATTATGACCTCGATTACAAAGAGCTTGACTTTTCAATTAAAGAAAATCGCAAACTTTATCGTATTGGAAGGGGAGAACAGGGAGTATTATTGGTTCGCCCTTATACTAACACTATTTGTAATCATTGGAGATTCAAAACTCCTAGAGAAGCAATAATATCTTCCAATCGAATTTATGGAATGTATCTTGACTATCGTGATGAAAAAGATTTCATCGGTATGGATATGTGTCGTAAGTTTCTTGAAATGGGATTTACAAGAGCAAGAAGATATGCAAATCACAACTCAGGTAAAAAGTATGATAGTGAGGGTAATGTAAGACCTCAAGAACCAGATCATGCTACAAGTAAGTATGCAAAATCAGCAACCATATTCAAAGGGGTTCGTGACATAGTTGCAAAAAACGATGTTTATGTTAAAATGAGAAAAGAATGGAGGGCAAAAGAAAATGGAATTAATATCTAAAGACGACTCAAGATATTTCTCACAAACTTCTGATGGTTCTTATGACCGTCATCATTATC